GTTTGCCCGAATAAGGAATAAGGCGGCGCAAAATACTTTCCGTTGTCCGCTAATCCCCACTCGGTCGGGGTATCTGAAAAGTTGTTTGAAATAAACGCCACGTCGATTGCGTAACCAATCGCACGCCTATAATTACGGTTATTATCAACTATATCATCGGCGGGCAATGGATATGTATTTAGGTCGTCGATTTTCTCCACATCGCACAAATACCGGGCATATATATTATAACTTTTCATATCTGCGTGCATTGTCCCGGTTGCCCCGGAACCCTCAACGGCGGTTAAATCAAACTCCAACGTATCAAACGGTTCTTGTGTTACCTTTTGATAACGAAACATTGCCACGTCGTCCGATTGTCGGCGTATTTCAACTAAAGCAATACCAAACGGCAAACCGCCGTTTATTCGTTGTTGTGAAATATAGATATAATAATTAACGTTCAATTCCGGGTATAATTTCCCCTCGAATGTGTCCGCACTTGCACCCGTCGCCATTCGTCCCGTATATAACCCGGATATTACCGCCGGGGAACCGTTGGAGGTAATTTGTATTTCTTTCAATATATTACACAAAGCAAAATGATAGGTTTGTACTAATGCGTTTTGGTCGGTCGTGGCGTTTGCGTCCTGCTCCCAATTCGTACCGCCCAAAAAACAAGAAACAACGCTATCGCCCGGAACGTATATTTGAATTAATGGACGCTTGTTTATCGTTATCCGTTGAATTGTCGGGGCTAACGTTATTAAATTGTATTCCTTTTCCAAACCTGCCAACACGTCGTTATAATCGTCTATTGCGTCCGGTTGTACAACAACCTTTTTATCGTAATCGGTAAACGTGCAATCGGTTTTCATAAACTTACCTTGAAAGTATTGATACCACGTGCGCCCGCCGTCGTCACTCTTTTCAATGCAATACAAAAACTCATTGTCGAACGATTGACGGTTTATATAGTCGTAATCATCCCGGACAAAGGTAATTTTACCAGATAATTTAGCACGATAAAACCGTTGGTTGGTTTCTAATTCGTACTCCTTTGCCAAATCGTCCTTATAAATCGGATGTGTGGTTTGACCTTGTAAGACGTTCGGGGCGTCCAACGTTCCCAATCTCAACCATGCCGTCCCGTTGGCGTATTGCGCTTTGCTTACATTAAACCGGATATATGCGGCATTGCTTGGTATGTCAAATTCCGTATTTGTGGCGGTCGGGTCGCTTCCCCAACCGCCGATAATCTTTTTATTGCTATCGTAAAATGCGCCCCCGGCTTGCGGGGTGTAATTCTGAAACAATTTGCGGGGGTACACATTCCCAACCGGGACAAAAGTACGGGTATAATAGAAATTTGTATTATTCCCGTTTATGTTTCCGGTTGTGTTACTTATCGCCCCGTTCGCTAAAAACGCATTTACAAATGAATGTCTATAAATCGGGTTCATATCAATTTTTAATTTTACGTGTCAAATTCTTGTAAACCTCAATAACATTGCCGTTGCCATCGACGTAACGACGGCGGCGGTTTTGTTCCTTAATCTCCCTTACATCGTCTTTTAAATCCCGCAAATCCGGTGCGTTATTTTGTTGAACCGTTACATTAATGCCGTCGGTATTGTAGGCATTAAGGTACTTTTGGGGGAATGTTCCCCGGTTCAAACTATTTATTACGTCCGGGATTAAACGACGGAAACGGCGGGAATTACGTTTATTGATAACGGCGAAAAATTCCCCGCCCTCGGCACGCCTCCGGGTTCCATCCGGTTTGGTTCCTAAATCCACGTCGTCCCCGGATTGGTGGGAACCGCCCGCCAACAATTCAACCGTACCATCGCCGTAACTTTCCGAACCCCCGGCGTTGGCTGATTTGGATAATTGGGCGGCTTTGATTTTTGAGGCGGCAAAGGAACCCCACATTATCGCAATAGCCGGTATTGCAAACGGGAACCCTAATTGCGACCAAATCAAAGCGGACGCCGTTACAAGGTTCCCGATTTGTTGGATTGTTTGGATTGCTTGTTGTGCTTTTTGCGCCTTTTGTTGCTCCTTTAGGGCTTTTTCTTGGTTCTTTTTGGCTTGGTCTAACTCCTTTTGCGCCATTGCAACGTTATTGGCGTAACCGTTCGCCCGTGCCTCTAATTCCGCATCTAATCGGCGTTGGCTTGCGTCAACCTCTTTGTCGGCGGCGGAAACGGCGGCGTCGGCGGCTTGTACCTTTGCATCCAAAAAATTATTTAATTGCTCAATGGCAAAGGAAACGGACGTACTTATTGCCTCCTTTTGGTCGTCGTCCAAATTCAGACCAAACAATCCGTAAATATCGTTTCCCCGTTCGTCGCCTTTGCTTTTCTCAATTTCTTGGTCGATTTTCGCAATGGTATTTTCAATTGTCTTAACCTCGGCATCCGTCATTTTAACGCCCGCCGCTTTATTCAACTCTAAAATCTTTTGCAACCGTGCCTTTTCTTGCGCCAACCGGAACCGGGTTTTGCGTTCCTCAGAATTACGGATTAAATCAAACTCGGACGCCTCCAACGCTTGCGTTTGGTCAAACAGCATTAACGCCCGTTGTTGGTTTAACTCGGTCGTTTGCTTCAATACCTCGGCATCGTATTTGGCGTTTATGTCCTTTTCAGATTGGCGGACGTCCTCGGCTAATTGTCTGTTTTGCGCCAATTCAATTGCCCGTTGTTGCTGTAACAACTGAATGCGCAAATTTATTTCCTCTTGGGAACCCTCACGGGCGGCGTCTAATTGTAATTGCGTCCGGTCGGCGGCGGCTTGCATTTGGTCGATTGTAATTTGGTCGTTCAATTCGCCCAAACTTTTTGCGTATTGTTGTTGCAAAAGTAATTGTTGGTTGAGCATTTCGGCAACTTGCGTTTCAGTTAATCCCCGCTCGGTTTCTAACCGGGTGTTAATGTCTTGTATCTGCCTTTCATACTCAACCCGCAATTGTTCCCGTTGCTTTTCCGCACCCTCTTTCATTAATGCAATTTGGGCATCCTGCGTTGTCCGTTGTGCGGACAATTCCGCCGCCCGTTGTTGGTTGGCAATATCTACCATATCAACCGCCAATTGTTCCCGTAATAAAACAATTTGGTCGTTCAACGCTTTGCGTGCCTTAACCGTTAAATTGGTTTCCGTTCTCAACTGCAATTGTATATCAGCAATCGCACGGGCGTTGGCGGCTTGGCGTTGCGCCCGTTGTTGGTCGAACGTGTTTTTAATTAAGGCAATCCGGGCGTCCTCGGCTTTCCGTAATATGTCGGTTTCGGCTTTGGCGGCGTCCCGGTTTTCTTGTAAGCGTTGGGCGGCTAATATCTTTCTTTCGGCTTCCAAATCCGCCCCCTCTGTTTTCAGATTAACGGCAATGTCAACCGCCCGCCCGGTATTATCTATTTGACCCTGCACGGCTTCAATTGCTTCGTCAACCTTGACTTTATCAATTTTGCCGTCTAAATCAACATCAATATAAACTTTCTTATCTCCACGGGCTTTGGCATTATTGAGTTGTACCAACATATCGTTTAGTTGTTTCAACTTTGCCCGGTTCGCTTCCAAATCGTCTAATTCTTGACCGTAAAAACCAACGCTTTTATTGTGTGCCTTTGTGCGCTCGGCTAATATTTCGTCCTCAATCTTTCGGGTTTCGGACAATGAAGCGTTGCGGGCTTTGGCAATGTTTAATTCCCGGTTCAATTGGGCGACACGTTCGTTGCTAACTCGGTTCATTTCGGTTGCCTCGGTTTCCAGATAATCCAACCAAACCTTTTGCGCCTCGTTAAGTTTTTGTTGGTTCTTTGCCGATTTGTCGGTATTAGAGGCAAACAGAACTAAAGCCCCTACAACCGTAACCAATGCCAATGCCAAAAGAACATACGGGTTTGCGGCGGCAATCAGATTGAAAGCCTTTTGCGCAATGGTAGCCGCCAACGTTGCCTTTGTTCCTTGCATGGTAACAAGGCGGTTATAAACTTGCGCTTTGCTCAATGCAGCCATTTGTAGCCGGGAAATACCCAACATGATTGCAGATTGTTTTTGTACTGCGTTTTGTATGGCTTGAACCCCGGTTGTAATGGCTATTGCTGCCTGTAATTTCTTTTGCGCTTCCTGCACTTCCTCGCTTTCAGACCCGAACAACTCCATTGCCCCGGTAAATGCAGCAAACCCACCGGACGCACCCGCCGCAAAACTCAACACGGCATCCAAATTGGACGTATCGGACGCCATCCGGGTAATCTCGGCGGTTGCATCCTTGACCGCATCCCGTAATATTGCGGTTTCTTTGCTCAATTGCTGATATTCGGCGGTTCCTTGTTTGCCCTCCAATCGTAACAATGCTAATTGTTTCGTTTGGTTCTCTATTTGGGTCGTCAAACCTTTTGCGGCGTCGGAATAGTTACCGACGTTTAGGGACGTTTTCCCGGTCGCTTCCTGCAACCGCTTCATTTCCTCGTAAATCGCTTTTGTTTCCGCAACCAATTTGCGCCCCTCTTCGGTCGCCTCCCTTTCCTCAACCGTCATGTTATTGAGGTATATTTTATTGATTGAGTATTGAGCGGATAAACGATTATATGAACCCTCGGCGGACTGATTTAACCGGGTCGTTAATTTGTTCAACTCGTTTGCCTCCTTTTGGGCTTGCTTCAATTCCGCCAATCGCTTTGCGTTCTCGCTTTCCGCAAATGCTAAATCCCGTGCCGCCCGTGTCAATTTGTCGGTATCGTTCGACGCCCCCCGGATTGTCTTACGTCCGTTTTCGGTCGCCCCGCTTACGCCCTCCAATGCAGCCTTAACCGTTATTGCTTCCGACTTGATATTTTGCAACGTATTCATATATGCGTCGCTTAATTGGTCTAATTGCGCAATCAACTTTGTAATACTATCGTCGGGCTTTACAAGGTCGCTGTATTTTATTGGGTTGTTATTATCTGCCATACTTAACGTTATTTGCGGGCAATTTGCCCTATATTAAATTATCTTTTCTTTTCCATGTAGTTAATCAACCAAAGAAAAACAACGCCGCAAATCGCCTTATTTGACGCCGTTTTTATTTTTGGTTGGTTTCAACAACTCCTTTATCCGCTCAAATGCGTTGTAATACTCCAATACGGTGTATTTCTTTGGTTCCGGTACGTGCAAATGTTGCGATATGGTTAAACACATATTTTCAAATTGTTTATCGTACTGAATTTCCATGTTATCGGAACCGCTAAAAACAACCGGGCGATTATATAACAACAACATCGTCGTTATTTTATCAATTTCCGCCCGTTTGTCCTCTGTATCGCCGTTTATAATCGCATCCAACATTAACATTGTCCGGTTACGCAATTCGTCGTAATACTCTTTAATCGTCGCATCGTCGAACATACGGGGGAAATACATTTGCAATTCTTCATCTATTTTTTTTTTGACCGCTTCCATTTGGGCGGTCAACTCTTTAATTGGCACGTCGCCGAACATATCGACGACCTTTTGCAACCCGTCGTCGGATAAATCGTTGTACGGGGTTCCGTCGATTGATTTAACCAACACGGCAAACGCTAAATATTTCGGGCTTAACCCGGATTGAATGAAATACACGTTTTGCCGCATATTATCCAATTCGATTGCCGCCAATTCCGGGGTTTTGCTCCGGGCGTATCTCATTGCCTTTTCAATATGCGTGTCGAAATCCTGTAAATCCGAACCAATCCCGGCGTCAACCAACAACATTTTATTGTACTTATGAAAACGCAACATCGGCAATTCGTCGATTGCGTCGTATATCTCAACCGTGTATTCTCCTATCTTAACCGTTTTCATAGCAAATAACGTGTTATCATGGTTGAACAAAAGGGAACCAACAACAATGCGGGGTTCCCGGTTATAAACGCCAAAAGGATTGCCAAAGCAACCCCCGCCCAAAAGGACAAACAGAAATCACAATTAAACATCTTTGCGAAAAACTCGTTACCGTGGATTTGCACCCATTCGATAACGCCCCATTTGCGTAACAAGGTCAACCCGAATGCAGCGACCAAAGCAACCACGACCGTATAAAATAAAAATGCTTTCATATACTTGTTGTTAATCAGTTAAACACGTTTCATCAATTCCCAATTCTCCGGCAAACCGGAACCCGGCGAACGGGTGCATTAAAAATTGATTGTCTATTTCGTCCAAAGTGAACCCGGCAAATATGTTTTCCGCCTTTGTGTACACTCTGTTTATTTTCATGGAACCGGAACGTAACCAAATACCGCCGTTCAATACCCGCATGATTTGTTGTTTGACCGCCTCCGTATTCCGGTTATTGGGGTCGTTGGTTATCGTCCGCATATCGAACCAAAAGATAACCGAAAACGGCGTTGTATATTTGTTTTGTTCGCCGGGGAACCAATCAATTTGTTGCGGGTCGTCCAACACAAAAAACGAAAAATTCCCTATATTACTATCCGGGGCAATCAACATATATTCGTTGCCGCCAACGTAAATATTGGGCGTGTAATATCGTTTCCCTTGTATGGACTTAACCAACCGTTCAGAACGTCCAAAGGAATAATTAAGCCACGGCAACCCGTCCGCCAATCCCTTTTGAATATTGGCAATAACCCGGTCGAATAATTCCGGGTTCTTTATAATCGGTACTCTATCCATTTCCGTATATTGTTTTTTTTGCTTTGGTTAGCAAATCCGGGTAAACGTATTGCCAAATCAATTTAGCAATGTTTTCGTTCGTCAATCCCAATATTTGCCGCCCGTACTTTTTTATCAAATCTTCCGTTTTAAAATCCGACGCCTTAATTTCAAATTGTTTGTCGCCGACTTCCAAATAAAAACTACTTTCAAAATCGCCCTCATCCCGTAACGTTACCCGGTTCGTCGGTTGTCCCTTTTCCTCCTTTATGGCTATTGTTAGCGGGGTATAAGGTCGATAATCCATAATGTCAACGCCCAATCGGTTAATACCTTGTTCAAATAATTGTTCCTCGGCGTTGGCATCAATGATAAACGCCGTTGTCATTCCGTCGTCGATTATGTCCCGTATAATCAACCCGGACGTCAACCCATCGTTAAACGTATTAACCCGGTTGCGTAAATCAATTATTGATTGTAACCCCGCCATAATGCAATTACGTTGTCCGGTACTTAACGCCCCGGTTGTTGCAACTCAAACAAATACGGTCAATCCCTTGCGTATCTAACCGCAAAGCCTCAAACGCTTTTTTAAGGTCATAACCCAAACCGCCGGGGCGTCCCTCAACGTTCCCGTCCAATTCGTACAAAATTTCCATTTTGGAGGCGTTGGATTGGTTCCGGTTTACCCTTACGTTGGGGTTCATTGCCAACGTGCGCAAAGCGATTGCCGCAACTTGGCGTTGTATTACCGTTTGGAATATCGCCCGTTGTTCAACGATAAAATCGGTTAGGTCGCAACCAACCGTTATTTCACAATTCAACCCATAATTGAGCGTATTAGTGTACATCGTGTATGCTATATCCCACAACTCCGGGTATTCGGCGAATGTTTCCGGGGCGTTGTACATAAACGGGGAAATCTGCAAATACTTTGTCAATTGTCGCCATGCCTCAATATTGCCGTACCCGGTACACGTTCCGCACGGTTCCCGGCTCCAATCTTTCGATACGTTAATTGCTTGCATCCCGGCGGGCAAATCGTCTTGATTGTAGCAAAGGAACCATGCACCCCCGGCGTTGTTTGCGTCGCTGATATACGGCAAAAAACAATCTTCCAACGTAAACCATTGAAAGCCGCCATTTGTTAGCGTAAAATTCAAATCAAACGTTTTTATCGGGTCAATCTGTGAACTATGGAAAAGGTACAATTTCACAACCCCGGTTCCGCCCGTCATTTGCAAGCCAACCCGGTGTATTTGCGCCGTTACTCCCATTGCCCGGACGGGAATTATTTCAAAGCCAACCAATTTATGTGCGTTCGGTTGGGTCGCTCTAATACGTCCCGCACCATCAAAGAACGTGCGCCGTTCTAATAGGTTCTTTGTTTCCTTATCCAACCCTTTTATTTGGGTAAACGTTTGTACCGCCGTGGAAATTCCGTTGCGGGTCAAACGTTCCAAATAGTCGGACAATATGTTGTATTTCTCCCAAAAGGTCGAACCCTCGGCGGGAACCTCGGCGACGTTATCAAGCAAAGCGACCCAATACAAGGGTTTGCCCGCCGCATCGTTGGCGTATTGTACCACGGTTCCGGCTTTCCATTCCTTTGTATCATTCCAAACCGGGTATTGATAACCCCAATTATCCGGGACGATTGCCGCCATATTATCCAACGTTACAAGCGGGTGCGCCCCTTGAAAATACAACCCGCTTTCGGTTTCTGTCAACCGTTCGGCGATTGCCTCGGCGGGATTATATGATTGCTCCCAACCAACGACGTTTAATAATTTATCTTGTATCTCTTTAATCCGGTACATACTGCGTAAAATTAAAAAGGGGGCGGGGATAACCACCCCGTCCCCTCGGTTAAATAATCGTTCCGTTTCCCGGCTTATGCGCCTGCACCCCCGGCGGGAAATTCCCCGGCGTTGGTTACATATACGGGCATTCCTAACGGTTCGTTCGGGTTGCGTGCTGCAATCTCGGCTTTGATAATCGGATTTGCCACGGTGTCCGGTTTGCTGTTATATGCTACCATGTAGGCAACATCAACGCTAAATCCGAAATACTCCTTAACCGCACACGTCAAATCGGCGGTTGCGTCGCCCATAATCGCCGATTGGTCGCCCACGGCGGTATAATAATGCGAACCAACGGGCAAATCAATGTACGGCAATCGTACAATGTCCCATTCGTGGAAATTCGCACGGGTACGGCGGTACGCTTCACGGTCAACACGGGTTAAAATACCAACGTTTCCATCAGCAACAGCAAACATTGTTCCCATTTTGCCCGCTTCGTCGGTTACGTTGTTGGTATAATGCAATACTTTATTATCGTATTCCATGCGCTTATTAACGTCGTTGTAAACGCCATGTTGCGCCAACTTGCGTATTAGGCTATCAACCCCCGCATTTGCGATAAGGTGGATATATTCCGGGTAACAATTCGCCCGCATTATTGGGTTAATGTCGCCCAAAATCTCGGTTGCCATTTGGGTTGGAACTTGTACCACGTTTCCGGTCTGCGTGTAGTTGAGCAAAGTTTTGAAAACCTGCGTTTTGTTCGCTTCCAATGCGGCAACGGCTCCTTTATCCAAAGCATCCGCCAACGCACGGGTTGTTTTCTCCATTTTACGCATAAAATCGTGTTGGTACGAAATCTCATTGTTTGAGTATGCCGCCGGAACCATTGTAAACCCGATTGCATAAGTAGCCCAAACAAGCGTTACCAATGCGGACGTATTTTCATTATCAGCAATAACGCATGAACGCACGTTGCTAACTTGTACGTTTTCGTCATAATTGATAACCGGAACTTGTACCGTGTTGCCGATACTTACTAACGCCCTATCTCTCAAATTAGGGCTAATGATTGAGTTGGGGGCGTTGGTTTGCTCAATAAAGAAATCCAATGCGCCGTACTCACACGGGCGGAACATATTACGGTCTAACTCCGGGTTCTCTATCCGCCAATTCTGTACTCTTGTTGCAATTAAACTCATTGTTTAAAAAATTAAATTGTTTATAAATGCGGGTTTACCCTTTACCCGTGTTGTCTTTTACTTTTCCGGCAATGCAGCAATATTGTTGTCCTGCCATGCTTGTTTCATTCCGGCGTCAAATTCAGCCGTTCCAATCTGCAAACCTTGTTGTTGCAAAGTGTTTGCGATTGCGTCGTATGCCTCAACCCTTGTTTTTGCGCCGGATATGTCAACGGTAACATTACCGCCCGCCCCGGCTCCGGTTGGTGCGCCCGTTCCGCCGCCCGCCGCTTGGCGTCCCTTATCCAAAATACCCATTGTTTCCAATTCACGGGTCAAAAGGTCGCCGGGGGTGTACGGGTTCAACTGATTGTTCGGGTTGCGCATGATTGCGCCGTTTTCGTCCTTAAACGCTAACATTTTGCCGCCTTTGCCGTCGTCGATAAACTCCGGGTTCATACCCTTAATTTTTTCGATTGCTTGACCCAACAAAACCTTTGTTGCGCTTTCCGGCAATCCTGCCTTAAACTTCAACCCGGCGGTTGCTGTCTGCAATGCCGTTTCAACACGAATGCCAAACACTTCCTTTGTGTGGGTTTGTTCGGCTTCATCGTATTTGCTTTTAAGGTCGTTGTATTGGGTCGTAACGCTTTGCAAATCTGCCTTTGCTTGCTTCAATGCCTTTGCGGTTTCCGCATCCGTCGCACCGTCGGCAATGGCTTTTTCCAAACGTGCCTTTTCTTTGGTTAGGCTGTCAATCTGTGATTGCAGACCGTTTGCGCCCTCAACTTTGGTTTTGAACTCGGTTAATACTCGTTTGGCGTAATCAAACGTTTTTTCGGTTCCGTTCTTTGCGATACCGGACGCCGCCAAAATATCGGCATCCAATCCGCCGTAAATTTCGCCCGTCTTTTGGGCGATAACGCTATTTTCGTCGTTGGCGGACAATGTTGTAATTGCCGCAATTTGTTCGTCCGTCAAACCGGACAAAGCCGCATTTGCAATTAAAATTTCTCTCGTTAACATAATTCTTTCCCTTTGAATTAATTAAGTGCGATTGCTTCTACTTCTCCGCTGTTTGCGTTAATAATATCAATTGTGTATTTTGGCGAATCCCCGGTTGTGTCAACCAACCAACTAACAACACGTGCATGGCTGATTTTCTTTTCAACCTCTTTTGTTACCAAAATGACGTCGGTAATTGTTCCGCCCTCAATACATTCAATCAACTTTTTCTTTGTGGCGCCATCCAATGCGGCGGCGGTTGTTGTTACTTCAATAACCAAATTGTCCTGCTGTGCAATCTGTGCCATAATCGTATTTTTAATGGTTTAATACTCTGTTACTTTTTCGCTCCGGGTTTGTCCTCGGCTTCTGCCTTTGCCTTTGCATCGGCTTTGGTTTCTTTGGCGGGTTCCGCCGGGATAACTCCCGCCGCTTTCAATTCTGCCAAAATCTCGGCTTTCAACGCTGCCTTTTCCTCGGCACGGGCTTTGGCGTCCGCCTCGGCTTTCGCTTTGGCATCGGCTTTGGCTTTTTCCTCGGCGGCTTTGGCTTTTTCTGCCTTTGCCTTTTCGTCCGCCTCGGCTTTCGCTTTCATGTACTCGTTGGGGTCGTGCAATACGGTAATCGTGTAACCCTGCTTTTTCAGATTGTCGGCAATGCTATTTTCATAACCCTTTTTGCCGAACTTCTGAATACGGGGAATTGATAACCGTTTGCCCGTTTCGCTGTCGAATTTCTTAATTTCGATAACGCAATGATACAAATGTTTCTCATTGTCCGGGACAATGTAGTTTTCGGGCGTAACGTCGATAATCGCAACGTCTTTAGTTTTGCCCTCGCTTACTTTCACTCGCATAATCGTTAAATTTATTTGTTATAAAATTTATCTTAGAGTTGAACGGCATATTATACCCAAACTCCAATACGTTTAAATATTCACGCTCAAACCTGCGCACAAAGTTAGCAAAATTCAACTTTATACGCATATCGTTTTCGCTGATAATGTTTTTACCGTACAAATCCAATACCTCGTTACGGGTTAAATGTCGGTACGGTTCCAATTCCGCCAACGTCAACATACGTTGCAATTGGGTTGGATTGTTCCGGTATTCCGTTTCGATAATTTGGTTTTGTAGGGCGTCTAATTCCGCCTCGCTTGCGCCGCTTTCCTTTGCCACTTTGTAACGTTCCCGTAACTCCGTTGCGTTGGATAAATAGAACTCCGTGCCGTAATTGACTTTTGCAGAAACGAACAAACCGCCATACCTCAAACGGCAAACGGTTTCATCGACGAATTGTTGCGCCGCCTCAAATCCTTTCTTTACTCGGTTTAATACCGTGCTTTGGCTCTCAAAATTCGCCTGTATTTGTTGCTCGTTCAATGCGTCCCGTGTGGTTATTTCCTCGTTGGTTCCAACAACCGACGTAATAATGTCATTCTTTAGGCGGTTTTCTTCCTCAACGTTATAATCCAAACTCCCACGGTCAACGGTTAGCATTTGCACCGGGTTACGCAAATCGGGTTGTTTATCCCCGTCCGGTATTGGTATTTCAACGAACGAACCGACGCCGTTAATACGACTATCCCCGCATTTGGGGCAACGCATCAAAAGCCCGGCGGCGTCCAATCTGTAAAACCCTTGTTTGTCTTTTAAAAACCCACCGTCGCAATAATCGCCATTTTCGCCGTTACTGAAATCGCATGATTGTTCGTAACCGGAATATATCGGATATGCACCGTACAAATCTAAATGTCGCTTACTGATATGGTAAAACAAAAACCAATCCAACGCCTCCAATTGTTTGGTTAGCGGGGATTGCTTAACGTCGGGTTCCGATAAACTCAACGGTTCATTCCAAAAGAAACGGGCGGGACAATAACCGACGTCGTGCGGGTTATCAATCAGCAATTCGCCGATATTGTGGTTTTTGTCCTCTCTGAAAACTCTATAACGTTCGTCGTCAATTACTGCGATACGTTCGCCGTCCTGCCTAAATATGATATAATCCATTACCCCCGTCGTCGGGTTGGCTCTGTAATCAATCACGGATGCAATAGGCAACCAATAGAAATACGGTTGCGGGTATTTGTCGGCGGGGTTTTGTTCGCTCGGCATATCGACAATTAGAACGCTATTTATTTCGGTTTGGAAAAACTCCCATCCTTTTGTACTCCAAATTTCCGGTTCGTGTAATACGTCTTGGCGGTAATATTCCCAATCGTCCCTTTGTTCCGGGTTTTGGAACTGATAATTGAACGCCGGGTTACGACCGTCAAAAATCCGGCTCAACTTATCAAAACAAACGCCCGTTACCTCGTTTGTCTTAACGGGGTAACGGAACAATGTTTTGAACATCTTAAATTTGTCATGCGGCAATAGGTTAGAAACAAATGCCATAAAGTCCGTAACTGGTTGGCAAATGTCAAACGACGTAATACGAGTGCGGGCGTGAAAATTAATGCGTTGTTGATGATAAATGGCTTTGTTTATCGTCTTACGCTTTTTCGGCTCCGTTATCCGTTTTTTTATTTCGTTTATACTCAATCCCATTGTCGTTGGTAAATTTAAAATCGCTGTCTTTGGGTAACTGCCAACCGCCGTTGTTTGGCATCCGCAACAACCTTTCGGCGTGCTTAATCTCAAATTCATCGGTTAAACCATGCGGCGGACAAACTAATTTAACCTTTGTAACCTTTGCCGCCATATCGTCAACCGTTTGCGGGTTTCAAATCGGTTAGCGGGTTGAAATCCGGGGTTACAATTGTGAGGTCGTCCGAATAGTTCGGTAAAAACGCCCATTGTATTGCGTTGCTGTCCGGGGCTTCCAATCCGCCATGCGTTTTGTCGCCAATGAACAAAGAACGAATTGGAATAGGATAATACGTTGTCGGGGTCGTTTCGTCTTGAATAGCTTCAATACTTCCGTTTTCATCAAACAGATAGACGCCCAAATTGTCCGCCCAACTTTCGCATTGCAATTCTTTCATTGCCTTAATTACTGATTGGGGGATTTTACGCATTACGCCCGTGAACGGGTTCGGTTCACGCCCTATAATTTCCTCAACGCCTCCCAATGTTTCGTTACCGCCGCCAAAGGTTCGGGCGGCTCCGGCTTCGTTGGTCGGGGCTTGGATATACGGGGAAACAACAATTTTTGTGCTATTAGCCGCCGACAATAACGGCGTCCATGATGCAAGCAAAGTAATTGCCTTTTCCGTGGTAAAACTGTTTTTGCTTCCATCGTCTTTGGTTAGACGTTGAAACGCTACCTTTTGGATTTGCCCGAAACTTTCGGCGCATTTTACGGCGGGAATATCGGGCAATGAAGCCGCCGCCGGACACTTACAAGTAATCATACTCTTTAAATTTTAACGTTAAAAATTACATTTGTTACCTCGTTGGGCTGTCCCTTTGCCCTCTGTATTACTTCTACGTTGCAAAGTTATAAACTTTTTCCGTTATAAACTTGCATATCTCAATTAAATTGTTAGTTACGACGTTTAACGCCCCGGTTTGCGTGTGCGTATGGTTGTATATTACCGTCGGCAATCTCTTTTTCGTAAATCCCGGTTAATCCGTCCTCCGGGTCGTCGTGCGTGTTCGCATCGAAATTGCGCAAAAAGGTGGTAACATGGTCGTAAATCGCTTTGTACCGGGTTTCCCAACCGAACGGCATAATAATACTTTGATTTACCATTGCGGACGCCGTAATTATCCGGCTTTCCTTATTGCCGCCTTGATAAAATGGGTCTGTCATTGCCCGCATTTTCTTTTTAATAACCTTTTCGTAACCCGCACCGCCGTTGTTACTCTCAACCCATACTTTTTGCGTGCCGTTCCTGTTAATCATTGCCGGAACGGTTACGGTTGTAACGTCCGTATTTTCGTCCGTCATTTCCATATCCGTAATTAAAGCAAATAACAACGGTTCCATACGCTTTGTTTTCTCGTTGAAAATCATGTTGTCCGATTTATAAACGTCATACGTGGCGGCAAACAAAAGGTCGTCCCCCTCATCGGCAACATCTATGTATGCGCCGGAACGTATGTACGTGCCGTAATCGGATTTTTCAACCCATGTATTGAAAGGTTGATATAATCGACCCTCGGCGGAACCGGGGTTGCCTTGATAGAGGCATTGAAATTGTACCGGGTCTAATGCTTTTTGCGCTTCCAACTTTTGCTTACTGTGTCGGCTTTCCCATAATGCCGCCCCCGGTTCCCGTGGGTCTATCTCGGTCGGTTCCCCGGTTTTCAATCCCTCAAAATTTATGCGCACCCACGCCCCCGGCGTTACGTTCTCTAAATCCGCCCAACACTTAACATCAATAATCGTTTCGCCGCTCTTTTCAATGCGCCCTATCAAATCGTCGTCGTGCCAACGGGTAAATGCAATCAATTCTTGACTATCGTTGTGTAAACGGGTGCGTACAACGGTCGTGTACCATTTCCACGCCGCCGCCCGTACTATCGGGCTGTTACCCTCGGCGTAATCCTTATACACGTCGTCCAATATCGAAACGTCCACGGTTTTAGACGTCAGCGAACCGCCACGACCGACGACACGCAACGACCCCTTACGCCCTACCATTTCGATAACATCGGAATTGCGCAAATAGGTATTAGCCATTGTTACGACGTTTGACCCATTTAAGTACGTGCCGGGGAATAATTCACGATACCGGGGCGTGTCGATTATTCGTTGAACGTCCCGGTTAAAATCCCGTGCGATTGTCGCCGCATACGAACCGATACATATTTTGCGGTCGGGGTCTAACCCCAACATAAATGCGGGTAATTTACGGCTCGACCCCTCCGATTTGCCATGTTGGGGCGGTTGTTGTACAATCATCTTTCGTATTTTGCCGTGTGCGAACATATCCAACAACGTATAATAAACGACGTGGAACGGCTCTAATACTAAATCCGGTTGCATATACCGGGCAAAGTTGATAAGGCGTTTACGGGCGGCGGCTTTAACAAGCAAATCCGGTTGTTGCCGGATTGCGTCGTACATCTGCAATAATTGTTCGTTGTTCATTGCTTTGCTCCTTTCTCCCATTTAGAACACGCCCGACGACCTCGGACAATGTAAAATTCATAATGCGGGCAACGTAAACAAATCGGGTTCCCGTTTAAATCCCGGTGTCTATGCTCGTCCGTTATCCATTCCGAAAAACGGCACGTGTCGCAAATCTCGGTTTGCCATTCCGGTTGCTTGGTTCCCGGACGGGGTACGGTTACTCTCTTTGCCATTATTGCGCCCCTCCTTTCTCGGCTAATGCCTTTTGGTATTCGGCGGATTGTAATTTGTCCGCCAATGCAAACAATAAATCGTCCGGGATTGCTTTAACGTCGTACTTTGGTTTGTCGTCGTCGGTCGTGGCGTTATATCCGGGTATCTCAATTTTAACCGGGGCGTCAAACCCTAACATCTTTGCCCGGCGTTGTTGGATATTCAAAAGCAAATCTAAAAACCGGGGGTTCCCGGCGGACGTTTCGGTTGCGGTTTCATTGTACCCGTAATATTCCGGGTCGCCGTCCTCGGCATCGGTTTTGATTGGTCGCCCTTTGTTGGTTTTCTCTTTGGTGCGCATCTTTCCGGTTTTCGACGCCTCCCACGCCTCCCATGCTTGCACCTCCATTATATCCAATTTACGCAATTCTTGTGTAACATATTCGTCTATGTTATCCAACCGTTCCCGCTTCCATTCGATAAGGCATTGTTGCAAGTCGTAATAAACCATTGCCAACGAAATAGTATAACCCGTTTCCCGTTTCGCTAAATCAGCATTCAACGCCGCCACTATTTCCCGGTATGAATAACCACGTAAAAACAGATTAGAACAAAACGCAACGTCATAATCCCGTTGTTCCTCGGTACGCTTATTATATCCGGCGGGTTTCCGGCTCCTATTACCCGTTTTCAATTTTCCCATCGTTCAACCTCTTTTAATGTTCAAACGGGGTAAAAAATCGACCTTTGCGCCTAATGTCTTAAACACCGTTTCGGTTCCTCGGTTCCTTTTCCCTTTCTCCCTTTGGTTCCTTTCCGGCTCTCTATGTCTTTTCTTATCCCGTCCCTCCTTAAAACGTGTTTACCCTTTACAAGTTATTTGCGGGGAATTTCCATTTTAAGAGGCTTTTGTTATTAACTCAATACTTTTATCGTCTTAATGGTTATCTTTCAACCACGGGGCAAATTTACGGCTTTTCCGGCGCATTGCCAAACGTTTGTACTCTCATGTATATAAACGGCAAAACCCCGGCTTTGTTTTCCGGGGCTTATTGCCTATTGTCCTATACCGTTTTCGTATCTCCCATTTGAGCAACGAAAATAATGTTGCGTTCCACGGGGGTTGGTGTATTCCGTTCCCCCTTTCATTTCCTTTATTGCCAAACATACCGGGGCGGCTTCAACCTTAACCCCGGCAATTGTTCCGTTATAATTAAATTCCAATGTTTCGACGCCCTTAAATCCCCCGACGATACGCAACAAACGCCAATAAATCGTTTTCCGGTCGCTCCTATGGAATTTATCGCATTGCCTACCAATTCCGGGGCAATCTTCCCTTTTGATTTTGCAGCGAACGCAACGTTGCGTAAATATTGCGGGGTTGTTGTTGGCTAATCGTGCATCCGCCGCCGTCCATATCTCGGCAATCAATACCATACCCCGGTAAACGCAACGTTCGCCGGGGCGGTATTCTCTATTTGGGTCGAACGGTTCGGGTTGCTTTACTCTCATTCTTTGCCCGCTTCGTTTACATAGTCAAACAATGCGTCCAAATCTTCCTTTGCGCCTTTTACGCAAATTCGTACCCTATCGCCGCCCGCCAATGCGGTTTCGACAATCTCGCAATTATACCGGGGGGCGTTTATCTGTATCATTGCCGCCGTGGTATTCGTTACAAACTCGTTTCTTTCTTCCATGCTCTCGGATTTTTGAAGTAAATAAAATGCCTCTATTGGTTCGTTCTCGCTTTGGCACGCCCCCAACAAAAGCGTTGCCAAAGATAACAATAAAATCTTTGCTTTCATCGTTTTACCTTTCTTTTAATCCATATAAACCGTATGCCAATGCCGACAAACAATATTTTCGCCTCAATGTCAACGTAACGGTCGTAACCGTTGACCGCATCCACGGACACGCCGGGAACAATAAACCAACTCTTATATTTCCAATATTCCCGGACGTAAACAGATACGCCAACCCGTCCGATATGGAACCCAATTTGCGCCGTATGTACGTCGCCATTGTTGCGGATAATTCCAACTTGTTTTTTACTCATTTCCTTTTCTGTTTAATAATTCGTAACTCTGTTTATCAACTACCAACGCCCGTGGGTATTCGGTTATAACGCCCTTTGTGTAAACCAAATTGTAAATACCTAATTGTCCCTTAATTGGAAACTCAACAACCCGGCGGGGGTTCCGCATCAGCCAACCGAACCCCTTTGTAATGGATTTACGTTTTTCGGGCGGTATGCGGGTATTTTCCCAATCCTCCGGGGTAAAATCGGCGACGGGCTTAACGTCGTACAATTCAACCAATCCCAAAGTAACGCCGCTTTCATATCCCGCAATTACGGGATTAGCAGACGAACAAACCATTAAATCGCCCCGGTACGGCGTGTTTTTGCTGCGTACCTCAATACATTTTTCTCCGTAAACAATTCCGTTGTCCTCATACGCCGCCGTTACCAACTGCGTTGCATACGGGTTTTTAACGGTTAATGCACGCCAACGGTCGTGCAATTTCGGCTTATAATCTTTGTTATTATACTGCATAATCATTTTTTATTATCGGGTTCGTCCTCGTTTTCGTCGTTTGGTTCCGGGTAATGGATAAATCCAATTTGCCGGACGCTTTGAATTGGTTCGTAAATGATAACGGCAACATCGCCGTCCGTCCTTACGCCAACTAATCGACAATCGGCGGGAACTTCAACCCTTATTTCATTTCTTTTCATTGAACAAATCCCAATTTGCTGGGACACAATAACCGGGCAATGTTTCCCGGTCAATCCCGGACGCTCTTACAAAACTATCTTTCCAATATATCCGGGGTGTTTTGTCCGGGTGCGCCTCCCAATAGTCGAACACGTCGTTGTAAAACGTCAATGTTTCCCGCTTTGTATATCTGCAACCGCTTTGTAATCCTATCTTAAACAAGTCAACAAACGGGTACGACAAAGCAATTACAGAAAACGCCCGGTCAAACATTCCCACGGGGATTGGTTCAACGCTTGCAAAGGTACGGAACCCGTGGCGTTTCGCCCGTGCCAATGCGTTTATACGCATCCGGTTTGAGCTTGCTTTTGGTTCCAATTCGTCGCACCCGGTCAACGTGGAACCAATGGCAATGCGGGATTTATCCCAACCCTCGGACGCCTCGGCAAAGTCGATTAAAATATTGATACCCTCGGCGCATTTGCTCAACACTTTAACCGGGACGCCGTGGCGTTGACAAACGCCGATTGCTTGGCGGGTCAACCTTTGCGTTTCCGGCAATAACGGGTCGGTCGTAAACGAAAAGAATAACCCGGTTTTTTGCAATTCGCCCTTATGCTTCAACAACTCATTCGTAAATATATCCAATGCGTATGGATATTCCCGTAATGCCTTTTTCAATTCCGGGGTATTGCCGCCCAACACTTTTGCGCCCCGCCCTTTGCGCAAATAACAATACGTGCATCCGTTGGAACAACCAACGTAAAAGTTGGCGGCGTTCTCGGCATATTCTCCGGCTTTTCCCTTTGGGCTGTAAATAACCCGTCCGTTTATCGCTCCCATACTAAAACAGATTAAAACGGTAAATCGTCGGTTCCGTCGGGGGCGGGTGCATCCGGCACGGGCGGCGGCGGGGCTTGCGTTCCGGCTCCGGTTCCTTTTGGCGTCAACATTTCCATATCGGTTGCGACAATCTCGGTAATATACCGTTTCACGCCTTGCGCATCGTCATAACTCCGGGTTCTTAATTCCCCCTCAATATAAAGTTTATCGCCCTTTTTAACGTACTGATTGGCAACTTTCGCTAAACCGTTTTGCAATACTATATTATGCCATTCGGTACGCTCCGGGATTTGTCGCCCGTCCTTTGTAGTAAAACCTCGTTTCGTTGTCGCCAAAGTGATTGTTGCAACGCAACCGCCGTTGTCGAACTCTTTAAAATCCGGGGCTTTGCCCGTATTTCCCAATAATGTAACCTTGTTTACACTCATAATTATTTGAATTTAATACCATCCAACAAATACAATTTCTTATTATCAGACCAACCCGCCGCCATGTTTAAGGCTTTCCGGTCGTCGTCGTGTACAAACTCGCAATACCATGAATTGCCGCCAACGTTCGCTTTTTCTTTCAGTCGTACCAATTTACCAACAATATAACGGGCAAATTTGGCGTACCCGCTAACCTCGGATATATGAATAATGCGACGTTCGGCGTTTATTTTTGGCAATTCTTCGATTTGCGGGCGTTTTTCCTCGGCGGGGTATCTTTGTACCCTCTGAAAGTCTTTTTTGATTGACGACCGGGAAATTGCCCCAAAATCGGGGGTTCTCTTTTTGGTTCTCATTAAACTAACTTTAATTGTTGATATTCGGTTTTCATTAACTCAATTAACCGCATATTTTCCGGGTATATTCTCATTCGTTCCCGGTCGCCATTTTCCCAACGGTTATGGCATTCAAAGGAAAGGATATTTATATTACGAGGGTCATGCGCCATCTCCGGGAACGCTCCACGGGTCAAAATGTGGGAACAAAAGACGGCGGAATAATTCGCCAATGGCTTTAATGTTTCCTCGCATCGGTGCGGCTTATGCTCCCAAACCCAACGAAAAAAGCGTTCATTTGCCGCCATGATATTTGCACCCCGTCCCGTAATACAATGCCCGAACAATTCCCGTTGTATCTCAACCCTCAAACGAATATCCATTGTAAAGTTACGAATATCAATCAGGGGATTAAACCCCCGATTGATACAATAATTATATTCGTCCCGGTCTGTCAACAAATACGGTTCCATACTCTTACATTTCCGCCGTTTCGTCGTTCGGTTCCGGGTCGTCCGCCGGGTCGTTAATATCCGGGAACAATCCGTTGTCCTCTATCTTTTCGGCATTCAATCCGGGTGCGGGTTCGCCATCAGCACCGAACAACTCCAATTGCGCCTTTTTCCCCTTGAAAAGAAATGCGTAAACCTCGGTTTCAATGTCGGCGGCAATTTCTTCTAATTCTTCCTCAAACCCGAACGTTTCCGTATTGAATTTAAGTCGGGGGGAATTGATAGCGGTTTTTTGATTGTTTGACACGGTAAACAACCCGGTTAAAACAACCCCTACGTTATCGTCTTGACCGGAAAAGGACACGCCCCGAACCTCTATGTTTTTCAACATTTCGTCGGCAAAATCCCGTGATAACTCGCTTTGCTTTTTGGTTGCTTTGAAATCGGACGTTTCAACCATTGAAAGAAAGGACGTAATATTAAAAATCCGTCCCATGATTGGGCGCAAACGGTCGAAACAATCCCGCAAATCCGGGTGTATGTCCTTTGCACTTTCGACGTGGTATTTGTTCGTGTAACTCTCATTACCGATTGTTTCGGTAACTTCATAATGTACGTCTAACCCGCCGTCCTTTAATGTCTTGACTTTCGACAATGCAAACGCCTTTTCGCTTGGTATCAACATAACGTTTGCGGCTTTTTTTTCTTCGCTCATATTGTAATATTATTTGTTGCCGGGAACCCGCCCGGCACGGTTTTAATCAAAATTCGTTTTCGTCCAACAATTCCCGTGTCTTACTATTCGACGGAACCGCCGGGCGTTCCGGTTCCGGGATTGGTTCCGGGGCGGGTTCCCCGGTTCCGATTGGTTCCGTTACCGGGTTGGGGTCGTGGAACTCAATATTGCGCCCGCCTTTGGGCTTTTCCGGCTCAAATTGGGCTTTGAGTTGTTCCGCCGGGTATTCCTTTTGCGCTAACTCAATAATCCCCAAATTAACCAATTCCGGGACGCAACGGCGCAACGCCCTTATGTCCTCTAATGCGTCATGCGCCGGGAATGTTTCGCTGGGGAATAACTTACTATATAATTCCTCTAATTTGGGATATTTTCCCGGTCGCCCGTTTGAATACAATGCGCCGACAAACTTAATCGTTTTCATCATTGTATCAATGCGTTTGCCCTTATGTAATGCGTCCTCAACGTGTGCGTCGTAATATTCCCGTCCACAATAGCGCAAAACGTTTGCTTTTAACATTGAACTATCAAAGTAAATGTTGTGCGCACATACAAGCGGGGCGGCGTTGGCATCCGCTAAAAATTCGTCCACAACCTCGGCAAACGGCACGCCCTCGGCAATTGCCCGTTCGGTTGTTATACCATGAATTGCGGTTGTTTCCGGGGGTATCTCGTAATTATCGGGTTTGATAATATAACTTTTTTCCTTATTGCCCAACGACCATGCCAATTGGACGACGTGCGGGAATTGCTCAAAATCCGCATCCCATTTCAAACCCTTTGCCGGAACCCCGGTTGTTTCACAATCAAAGAAACAAATGTCTTTTAATTCAAATTTTTGCATAACCTTAAATCATTAAATCGTTAATTATTACTTTCGCTCTCATTGCGGTATTTATCCCGCTTTTTCTCAACTTCTAAAACGTCCCGGTTTTCGTCTATATACTTTTGGACGTCCCGGTTACAAAACGGTTTTCCGTCCAACCAAAGCAAATGCCAATACGGTACGTTTTCCATTGCTTGCCCCTTAAATTTGCCTTGTGGCATCGGGGATTTATCGTTTAATTCCATACTAAAAAAGTCTTTTTTGCCCGTCCTCGTTGGGGGTTTGTTTAACATACTTTGCCCGTGTAATCCAAACGCACCCGCACCGTAAACACTTTATCCGGCTGTAATGCTTTGGCGTGTATTCGTGGCGGATAATCCGCCAACCCGCCAACGGGTAATTTTTCCGTTTTCCGTTACACTTGCAAAACATACTACAACGTGCGGGGGTCGTCAATATACGTATTGTATTCCTCGGCGGCAATCTGTTTGAGCGTTTCGATATGTTCGATTAACTCGGCGTTTGACAAATCCGCCACGGTGCGCAAATCGTGGGAATATACCCCCGTTTCTTCGTTGACCCGTTCAACGTACATAATCGGCGAAAATTCCCGCAAACGTCGTTCGGTTTGTTCCTCTGTAAGACGTTCGCCCGCCTCCCAAATTGCGTGCTTAAACGTCGGTACAACATAGTTGAAATAATACCCTTTCAAAGCCTCGGACGAACCGGGGGACGCTACAATAAACCGGGCAATAATGCGGGAACCTTTCCAACCCTTGAAAAACTCGTTTAATTCCCCCATGTACATTGCCACCCCGCCGTTATTGTTTATTGTCCCCGTTGCTGTTATTTCTCGCTTTTTCATCGGCTATTAATTTTTTCATTGTCTTATTAAACGCTGTCATTCCGATTGTATGGATAACGTCCCGTTCCGCCCGTGATAACTTCGTTTCCCGCTTATCCAATACTTTTGCAAATGCAACAACAAATTCGCCCGGCTCCAACAATCCGGCATTGTGCAACCCGTCGATTGGGTGCGCTTTCAAACGCTCGGTTGCTTTCAATGCTTTGCGGGCTTTTTCCCGACTTTCCCATATTTCCCGAACCTCGGCGGCGGCGTTGTCATAAAACAACCGCATTTTCAGAACGTCGGCAATTGACAAATCAGCCACGGCGGTTGGTTGCTCTTTTTCCGGCTCCGGTTCCGTCGTAACGGGTGCAACCTTACCGTTATTCACTCCATAACCGAACAACGCAAAATCCCCCTTTGTTGGGTCGTCCGGGAATATCTCGGCGAAACGGTCGGTTATCTCAATGGCTGTTTGCAAATCCGGCGTCCGACGTTTTACAAGCCCCAACCGCAATGCCTGTTTATGTACGTGGGTATCTAATGGAATGATTAAATTACGGGGGTCGCAAATCGTCCACAATCCAAAGTCAACCGGGGAACCGTGGCGGCACATCCAACGCAAAAACATACATAAGCGTTTGCAACCGCTTTTCGTTTCCATATCCGGCACGCCCTTAACATCGCCGAAAAGACGTTGCAATTGTTCCAACGGACGCCCGCCCGGTTGCGCTTGCAATGCCTTTTCCATGTTCTCAAACTTACTATATACGTCAAACAAGCGGGCGCAAAGGTCGTGAAAATCGGCGTATGTAAACGTTCTGTAAAAATTCTCTTTACTGCCTTTGTATTGCTTCCATTCCGGGGCGGCTCCGGGTTCAACGTTGTTGCCGACAATGTAATGATACGGTTCGCCCTTGAAAATTTCCCGGTCGATAAAATCCGCCTTTTGGATTATCTGTTTGCGTGAACCCCACGCAATCCACGCCGTAACAAATGCGCTAATCTCAATATTTACCCGGCTATCGTAACGGTGCGGGATTTGCACCGGGTCGGATTGGATAAACTCGGCGGTTTCGTATTGTTCCGCCCAACGTTTCAAATTATCGTTCAATGTATATGCCATTGTTTTAGATTTTAAGGGGACGGAAAGCCCGCCCCCGGTTATTATTCGTTTTCCGTGTATTCCTCAACTACTAAATCGGTTTGTCCCCGTTTTACTTCCTCTATGAAGCCTTGAAAGCCGTTTGCCTTTGCAATGTCTATAATCGCCTGCAAACGCTTTTCGCCTAAACTTTCGCCCCTCGCAATGCGGAACACCTTAACCGTCGGATTGCTTGCGATAATCAGTTTGGCGGCAACCTCCATAATTTGACTATCTGACACTTTCCCGGCAACGAACGGCACGCCGTTTAATTCTAACCCGTCGTCCGTGAACGAAAGCCCGGCAATCGGCAATTTGGATGTTGCAATAAGTGTTTCCCGTTCCTTAGCCAATGCGCCTAATTTGTCCTCAAACGTGCGGGCGGTTTTCTCGGCGGCTTCCTTTTGTTTCTTCTTTGCCATATAATCCACAACCAACGCATTGATACGGTTGTGTTCCTCGGCTTTTTTCAGTTGTTCCGCCGTGTCTAATTGTTCCGGGTTATTGGCTTCGTATTCCTCTAACCATTTGTCGGCATTCGCTTTGCGTTTCTCAAAATCGGCTTTTTCCGCCTCAATGGTTGCCAATGTTTCCTTTAATTCGGCATCAACGTTTTTACGGGACGTTTTCGCCTCTTTTTTGGCGTCCTCTAACCGTTTTTGCGCCTCGGCGATAATGCGGGCAACCTCTTTTTCCTCATTCGCTAAATTGGTATCAATAACCGCAACGGCTTTGTCGTGGTTATCGTTGGCGGCTTTAATACGTCCGGGGATTGCCGCCAATTGTTCAACCCTTTGTTGCCGGGTTTGGCGTACCGTTTTCGCTTTCTCAATCAACCGGGCATTCTCGTTTTGCTCTTCCATCAACGCCGTAATATCCTTTTTTTCGGCATACGTTTTGACGTCGCCGGGTTTCAATTGCTTTTCAGCGTTGGCGCAAATGGTTGTGTACGTCTTAACCTCGGCGTTGGCGTCCTTTCGTTTATCCTTAACGGTCGTAACCTCGGCGTCAATTTCTGCAATCCGGGTGCGCACCTTTTCCGGCAACAAAGCCTTTACAACCTCAATTTGTTTGCGGCGTCCCTCGGCGGTTTCACTCCAACGGGAAAACTCCACGGCGTCAAAATCTTGGTAGCCGAAAATCTTTTGCAGCATTGAAACGTTATCCGAACGCATCCCGGTTGTTTGGGATTTAATGGATAACGTCCCCCGTGGGTTGGCTTTGGTAAACTTTAATTCGACCTCGTAATTTTCGCCGTCGTTACCTACAACCATTTTTGCAAATCCTTTGTCCTCGCCATTTTTCAACACAGCGTCCCGGTTCCCGGTCAACATTGCGCCGATTGCTTTTAAAAGGGTTGATTTGCCTAACTCATTGTCCCCGGTAATGAAATATACATTACCCTCAAAATCTGCGTTGAACTCTTTGATAACTTGAAAATTCAACAATTCCAATTTCTTAATATACATCGCTCTTTAAATTTATTTATTTCCCGGAAATCGCCGGGTCGTTATGTTCCCATTTATAACCGTTGTATGTTTTTCTTTTCCCGTTACATACCTGTAATATTACATACTTTTGCCAAGGAAAAACACACGCATCTAAAATATTATCAAAACATACAATATTACCTAATTTATCAATACGTTTAACGGGATATAATTTTGATACACGTTTAACGTTCTCAAATTTTAGGTTCTCGCCAATAGTACACCAACGTAAATTATTAACATGATTATTTAATTTATTCCCGTCGATATGGTCAACACATGGTTTATTGTCCGGGTTGGGAATGAACGCCAAAGCAACCAATCTATGAACCCGCATAACTTTTAAACCATTGATTTTTAATTTTACAGTCATATAGCCACCGTTCAAATAAGGCTTTATTTCCTTATCATTTTGCGTTATATTGCCATTTTCAGCAACGTAACAATCATATTCTATTAAGTATTTACCTTTTTTCATGCCGCAAATATATGTAAAATAATGGATATACCAAAACTTTTATTTTTTATTTTCGGTTATTTTTTTATTTTCCGCAATAACCGCCCTAAAATAACACATTTACCCACGCCGTCAAACTCAACTAACATATTGCCGTTGCGCCCTCTTATACATTTACCATCGGAACGACGAACCGCCCGGCACGGCATACGTCGCAATTCCGGGCGGGTCAATCGGTCGCCTAAATAGATATAATCCATTTTGTCCATTATCAAAACAATTTCATTTGTGTATCGGTCAATACAGCAACGACCGCATCAACTTTGCGTTCCCAACTTTCCAACGTTGCCAATTTTTCCGGGGTTGGGTTCCGTTGACAACGTCGTTGGTTGTGCCGCATCTGTTTTACCATTTCCGCCAAATCTTTTGCCGTTATTTTTTCGGGATTTTCGATTTGCGGGGCTTTTGTTTCGTCTGCCATATAAGTAACCATTTGAATAATTAAACGTCCCTACGGGCTTAAAATAAACGGTTGTGCATTTGTTGGGGCAAATTTTCCAAAACCCAACGGGGGTTATTCTGTAAAATGAACCGTCCAAAGTGCATTATTAACGTTGCGTCCGCATTCCATAACGCCGGGATAATCTCCGGGTATAATTTCCCGGCAATATCCCGGAACCGTCGTTTGCGGTCTGCCTTTTCCTCCTTTTTCCCTTTTACCTTAATATGCAATTTAAGGTCGTTTTGCCACTTCATCGCATTAACCAAAACAAACGGTATTTCGGCGACGGTTATAATGGCTTTCAAATGCTCAAAGTTTTGCAACATCTTTTGTATGCGGTACAATTTACCCATGTTTGCCCCGGTATCGCCAACCGTTACGTCATCCGGGCGAACACTCAATTTTTCCAAAAAGATAATCGGTGTACAAATCTCTTTGTAATAGTTGAGAAAATCCCGTATCTCGTTAATGTCTTTAGGCATCTTAATTGCCGTTGCGTTGTGGTTGGGTCGCCAAACCACGATACCCCCGGCGGCTCCGGGGTCAATCCCAATAATACAATCTATTTTCATTTTTCAAATTTCAAATAATGGTAAATATAAATTTCGTCCTTAATCATTCGGTCGAACGTCCGTTTAATCTCTTTACGCCGGGCAACCTCAAAGGCTGTATAATCAATTTCCGGACTTTGGGTTCCTTGTTTACGAACGTGATAAACCGTAAATTCATTAACGAACCCACGGGCGGCACGTGCCAAAAATCGGTTATACGCTTCTTTCCGGTCGTCCTCGGTTTCTTTCACTTCATCCGCTAACCCAACGCCCAACAACCAATTATAAACAAACATTTCGTCGGTTAATCCAAACACTAAACGCCCGGTATATTTATAGCGCATAAAACACATTAAACAAGTCATAACCGATTGATTGCGATAATACCGGATTTGCTCCGGGCTTAACTCCTTTTTCGGTTCCGGCAACGCTGTATATGCTTTGCCGATAACTTGGTTTTGTTTCCGGCAATATGCGTTCAATACCTTTGCGAAATAATCGGCGTTGAATTGTTGGTAATGTTTCCGTTCGGCGTTGCCGTCCCTATCCTTTGGCAAATAGTCGTCTAATTCCCCGGTAATCAGCAATTCAAACGCTAATTTAACCTCGGATAATGTTAATTGCGAATAATAGCGTTTTAGCAAATCCAACAACCGGGTACAAATATACGTCCAATCGTCCCGGTTTTCCGTTGGGATAATATACCCCACATCCATTGCAATAAAGCGGAACATTTGCCCGGTTTTAGCAATCAACGTTTCGTCGTCAATCTCGGCAATTTGTTTTTTGGTTGACGCAACAAATATGTACTTTTCAACCGGGGTTAACGCTTTGGCAACCTCCGGTAATCCTACCATTTCCCGGCGAACGTCAATTGCCTTTGCCGTGCCATTGTAAAGCATAACGGCGGCGGTTTGCCTCTTTTCGGGTAAATTGTTTGTCTTTTCCGGTAATGTTTCCATTTTAATAATCGTCTTTCAAATACTCAATAGCCCCGGCGACGTTCAACCGTTCCGTCGGCTTTTTGTATTGGGGTTTCAAATGCAATTTCTTTTTTTCGACGTCGCCACGTATGAAGTTACGGACGGTTGCTAACCAACCGTTTTTAGTCCGCTTCATATTCTTTTGGTCACTCCAATCGCTAACCGAATGAAAGTAATAAACCAAATCGACGGTTTCAAATTCCGGGGTCGAAAACTTACTTTCAAACTCGGAATAATCCACGGCAACGCCGTTTTCAAATTTAACCATTTTGTAAACATCGGAATTGCGGAACAATGTTTTTTTCTCTTTTGGTTCCTCAACCTTTTGTTCTTCCGGGAATAATAAACCGGGTTCTTTAACCCCGGTTATATCCTTATCAAAAGAGTTATTAATATCATCTATCTTTATTGTGTCGGATTTTCCAACCACGGGGGTTGGATTTTCCAACCGGGGGGTAGTTGGATTTTCCAACCACTCCAAAGCCGCCCAATAATTAGACGTATATTCACAATAACGGACTTTGTTTTTTTCATACTCAAACTTATTAATGTATTGCTTTTCAACTAATTGTTTGAGTAACTTAATAACCGTGCTTTTATCTAATCCCGTCCATTCGATAAGATACCGCAATGAACCCTTAAAACGGCTTTCGCCGTCTTGACTAAAACCATGTATCAAAGCGAAAACCAATAATTCATTACCTTTCAATTTTAGTTTCGTAATCATTGGGGCTAATATGGTTATAAAATTGCTATCTCTAATTGTCATTTTCAACGTGTTTAAATATTATTGCTTTCCCGTCCTTTCTATCATCCGCACAACAAACACAACGTTTACAAAGGTTTGTAAATCGTTCGTCGTCTAATGTACAATCGTTGCAATCCTTTTGGGTTGGGTCAACCTCAACACATACAAACAGAAATTCAAAATAATTTCGTCTATATATCCGTATTGTTTCGCCGATTGTAGGCTCATATTTTGCCGCTTTAATTGCCATTGTTCCCGCCCTCCAATTGTTTAACAGGTTCCCACGCCTTACGTACTTTCAAAACATTATCGGCACTCTCATTGGGAACCAACGACACGACGGGGAAACGGGAACGGTCGCCCGGCTTTTGCGTTGTCGCAAATTGTACATTCAAATCAAAGATAATGCCTTTGCAAAATCCCCGTTCCGCTAACATACCGTCGAACGTTTCCCGAATTTGCGGAATTGTGGACGCCGTGCCTTTTGTGGCGAATTGCCAAACCCCGGCAACCCCACGAACCAACGGAACAATAAAGTTTAGCGTTAATGTAACCTCCCAACCGTCGCAATCGGGTTGGCGGCTCTTTTTGTTCGGGTAACGCTTCGTTATCGACTGCATTAAGTTTGGGTATTTCTCCGTTGTCAACGTTTCGTATTTCTTTCCGTCCCATACTTGGAACGTATCGCCATCGCCCGCCGCAATCAATCGCCCGTCGTCGTCCCGGTATTCGTAACGCTCGTTACATACTTTTGCCGGGTCGTCGTCCGGGAAAACAATTTGTATTGTTTGCGGCTTTTCGCCGTATGCTTGCGTAAATAACCCGGCATACTTTCCCGTTGGTATGAAGTAATCAACGCTTTGCGGATAACCGTTTGCGTTTTTCATACCGATTTTTATTTGACCGACACGGGGCAATATCAAACGGGATTGTTGCGCCTCTGGTCGTTTTATTCTTCCTTTCATATCTCAATCAAATTTCGGGGTCGTCGTTCAACATCTTTTTCCTACTCTCATTTTTGGGCTTTTTAGGCTCGTTTGCGGGCTTTACTTTCTTTTCCGTGGTATTACCTCGCTTTGCGGTCGTTTTGTCCGTGGCGGCTTTCTTTTCCGCCTCCTTTGCCTTTTTGGGCGCACGTTTAACAATGGTTGTTTTCTTTGGCTCCTTTTCCGGTTCCGGTGCATCCGCCTTGACTTTCTCGGCGGCGTCCGTGTTTTCGTCCGGGGTCGCCTCCTTTGGGGCTTTCGTTTTAATCAATTCCGCCAACGATAAGGATATTACGTTTTGCGTTAAATCCGGGGCATTGTCTAACAATACCATACCATTAACCGACGTAAACGTATTATCTTTCTTTTCGTCCTCAATAGCCGCAATTTCCAATAGATACGGGATTTTCCGAATATTGGGGCTATCTGTTTGTTCTTTCAGATTGTACGACGGACGTTTGCGCCAATCTTTCGGGCTGAAATTGAAAATACGTGTAACGGGGAATTGCTCAAAATTGACGTTCCACATATCCCGGTACATTCCTAATTGTATCTCGCTTTCCTCGTAAAAACCTTTGCGCCCGCTCTTAAAATCGACGATTGCGTTAATACGTTCGTCGCCGCCTATCTTTGCCAACATGGTACACGGGCAATCAATCATTCCGGCATACTTATAATATGGATGCACTAACGCAATTTCAACCGCCAACGGGCGAACGTCGTAATCTAATACGAATTGAGCAAACGCCAATACGTCCTTTTTCAAATCGTCGGCGTAATAAATAAAGTCGTCCGGCAATCGGTAAACCTCTATATATTCCTTTAGTTTGCCTTTCAACCCGTCCAAATCATAAGCCCGGTTAATTAATAATTCCTCAAATGCGGCGTGCATAAACGTACCATACGCCGCCCGTTCGCCTTTATATCGTTCCGCTTCCTCAATGCCTTTGTTGGCAATCCATTGTATTAAGTGCGGGGCTTTGGGTAACGTTTGGGACAATATCGTTGTAACCGACGGAAAAAACTCCGGGTTCCCGTTGTCGTCGTATCGGTAATAATAACGGTGTCCCTTACTATTCAATTGCCAAACCTTATACGGGGGTTCAATCAACGTTTTTTCATCAAAAAACATAGCCGTCATTTCCTCAACCGTCATGCCCGGCAATATCTCAAATATTCCGGTTGGTTGTTCAACCTCGACCGCTTCAAACGGTGGGATTATTTGTTGTTCCTCGGTAATTTCCGGGAATTGGTCGGCGGGAACGGCTCCCAAACTTTCGACCGTCTTTTGTACCGGGTTTTCCGGTTTCTTTTTGTTCGCTCTCATTTTCTACTCTTTTTTAATTCTGAAAATCCACATAATACCATTGCGGCACACAGACCCGCAAACATCAATTGCCACGGGTTCCAAAATGCGCCAATCAGACAAACAACGCCCAACGTTCCAAATGTCGCAATAATCGCTTTCGCTTGGAACCTATCGGAAAACATAACGTCCGCCATGCGTTCAAACCATTGTAACCCGTTATTCTTCATAGCCAAACAAATAATTAGGGGTACAATTACACATTTCGCAAATGATAACGACCCATTCCGGGCGTATCTGTTTAGTCGTTCCGTTACATAAGTTAGTCATATTAACTTGTTGTGCGCTTTCGGTGCGTCCCTCCCATAACCGGGCGGCAACCTCTTTTTTATAAACTTTAATTCCGGCGGTTTGCGCCCGTGCGATTGCCTCGTTTACTCTTAATTTCGTCATTTCTGCCATTTCTTTAGTCTTTTATTGTTAATAACTCGGTTCGTTGCTCTCTTTGTGTCCGCAATGCGTACACGTCATTTCCTCCCAAATTGCGGTATATTCCGGCGGGGTCAAATATCCGTCGCCTCCGGTCTGTTTATATTCCCCGTCGGTAACTTCCATTTCGCCGCCGCATTCCGGGCAATCGTCGTTACCCATTAAATCCAAATCCGGGACAATGAAATATACCCGTTTCAGATACACGCCCAACGCCTCGGAAATAGCCGCATAACAATTGCGGTTTGTTCCTCGGTTACGTCCTCGTTTATTGCATCGAAAACGGAAACGCCCCAATTTTCCGGGGTGTCCTCAATAACTTTGTTTTTGAGTAATTCCGAAATGATAATTTCGGCAACTTGGTTGGCTGTTTTCCCGCTATCGGTCGCCAATTGTTTTAATAAATCGCTCTCTTTTATTCTCATATCTTTGCCGGGTACTCCCCCCGTGGGTTTTTGTTTCTGCAAATGTATAAATAATATTTGTATTACCAAAAATAAAACCTTTGGAAGTTTTATTTGTTCACGTTGGACGCTTGTAATACAGATAAAAAGCACTAATTTTGTTGCACCGCATAACCTCAAACATCGCTCTCGGTTACTGCGTACCAACCCCCGGCGTTACTTCATTGCGTCGGGGGTTATCTTTTACCCTCTCAATATAAACATTGCGGTATATATCGCCATAATATCCGGTTCCCTTTGTTACCCGGTTGATGTCTGCAAATCATATTCCCCAAATACAACGTATTCATGTTGCAATAACTCGGTATCATTTAGGGCAAATTCAAATGTAATGTCAACGTATTTGTCGCCAACCCGGTTAAATGCGTGTTCTATCGGAATAAAAGCAAATGTTTTGCCCTCGCAATATCGCACCCTTTCCGGGAACAATTGGCAAAGCAAATGCGCATTACGATAACATTGTTGCGGTTGGGGTTTCAGTACATCCCGGATAATCTCTAATTCGTAATCGTCGAACACGTCCGCCGCCCGGACAATCCCAACACGTTTTGCAACTGCGATTGTATCGGCAAAATATTGTTTTTGTCGTGGGTTCAAATCCAATTGCATAAACGCCCGCATTTCCTCAATAATAACGCTTTCCATAATCAACCCTTTGTAAATCCTTTAAATGCCACATGGTAAACGTCGTATTGTTTCCCGGTAACATAGAACTCAATCATACGTTCCGGGTTCCCGGTGTCATTTATCGCAATAGTTGGGTACGGTTCCCCCGGCAATTGGTTATAATCGCTTTCAATATCCCGGAACCCCTCCGGGAACTCCGAACGGTCTGCGGAAAAATACCGGGTTAAACTCTCTTTTATCCGGGCTAATATTTCGTCCCCGTTCGGCTCAAAAGCCGCTTTTATTTTTTCTTGACGTCTTAATGCAAATCGCATAGGTATTTGTTTTAATAGGTTCTTAATTCCCCGTCCATCGGTAACGGTGCGCCCGGTAAACCAACCGGAATACGGGTATAATGTAACCGGGGAACCCCGGAACGTAAATTGTAAGGTGTGGCGTTTGACCTCCGTAACCGGATAACCCAACGCCGTTATTTGGTTCCG